AGTATGTTAGTATGTGTAGAAGATAATTATTTTAGGAAAACCAACAAAGTATGATGAAAGGTTCTGCGATATGTTAGTTAAGCATATGTCAGAGGGGCTTTCCTTTGAATCCTTTGCGGCAGAGATAAATACTTGTAGGGATACTTTATATAATTGGAAGAAAGAACACCCCGAATTTTTCGACGCTCATAAAAAAGGATTAGACTTCAACCTCAACTTCTGGGAAAGAATCGGCAGGCAACAATCCATCAAAGGAAAAGGAAATGTCGTTGCTTGGATATTCAATATGAAGAACCGACATGGCTGGAAAGACTCCCAAGAAATAACATCTCCCGATGGTCAATCACCAATTCAAATAGTAATCAAAGAAAGAAATGCAAAGGACGATTGAACTATCTCCAAAGCAATTAGAATTTCTAAATAAAGAAAATAGAATAGGTTTATTAGTAGCTGGACTTGGCTTTGGTAAGTCCTTTATAGGGGCATTATGGCTTATTATGAAGGTTTTAAAGCATCCAAATACTATTGGGGTTATGTCATCAAAGGATTATGGACAGCTAACCAATGCCCTTGATAAAGAGGTCTTATTGGTTCTTTCCATGATGGGAATGGTAGATGGAATTCATTTCAGAAGGGTTAGAAGTCCCAAGCTGACTTATTTCTTTCATAACGGTTCAAGCATTATTGGGTTATCAGCACTTAATTATGATTCAGCTTTCCGGGGGATAAATATTAACTTCCTACTTATGGATGAGCTTGCCTTCTATGAGGAGATAGCATTCCAGACAGCATTAGGGAGAGTAAGGAAAGTTCCATCCCAGATTAGGGGAGTTACCACACCACAGGGATTTAACTTTGCTTGGGAATACTTCTTGGAGAATCCACCACCGGACTCTTTTGTTATTCGGGCAACCACTTACGATAACGAACTACTTCCAGCAGAATATATTCAATCTTTAAAAGATTCTTACCCGGATAAATTATTCCAGCAGGAATGTATGGCGGAGTTTATAGACCTGACAGCAGAGTCGGCATACTTTTCCTTTGCTAAAGAGTTTAATGTGGCAAATATAAATAAGATTGAAGGGGTTCAGATATATTGTGGGCTGGACTTTAACGTTAGCCCTATGTGCTCGGTAATATTCCAAGTAATTGAGAATAAGATTAGAGTATTTGATGAAATAGTTATAAGTGATAATGCGGACACCTATAAGTTTATTTCCATTCTATTATCTAAGTACGGAAAGGGAGTAAATATTATATCTGATTCAACTGGTTCAAATAGGTCAACAGTGGGGCCTTCCAATCATGCAATACTAGCTAAGGCAGGATTTAACTTAGTTCCATCCAGGAATCCCTTTGTCTTTGATAGGGTAATGGCGGTTAATAAAATGCTCGGTGAGAAAAGAATACTGATAGATAACAATTGTCAGCATTTAATTAAATGTTTAAGTAAGACCACATGGAATAAATCCGGGAAGCTAGACCAATCAAAAGATAGAACCCTTACTCATTCATCCGATAGTTTAGGTTATGCCGTATGTAAGTTATTTCCACCAGCTGCCGGGAATTATTCTAATATTGATAGAAGTGGCTCGGTTCTGATAGAGTCTAATCAAAACTACTGAGGTAAGTATGGCAGAGAATGACGGAATGAATAGTTTGGGAATAAACAATCCTAAAAATATCGAGCAGGAATTTCTCAATAGAGAAGCTATGAAAGCTGGAGTAACTCCGGTTCAAGTTAACCTAGGAATAGGTACATCAGGGACACAGATTTATGCAGGATATTATGATGAAGAATATTTAGATGATTTAAAGCATTCCGAGGCAGCACATAAGTTTGATGAGATGCGTAGGAAAGATTCCCAAGTGCAGATGTTGGTGTCAGCAGTTAAATTACCAATTATGTCCGGGCTGTTTGAGTTTAGGCCATATGATGATTCACCAGAAGCAGAAGACCATGCCAAATTCCTTGAAATTGTTTTCCGGGAAATGGAACAAACCCAATCACAAATGAAAAATGAAATATTAGATATGGTTATCTTCGGACACTCCGCTATGGAAAGAATCCATAAGGTCTATAATGAGCCTGTAGAGGTGGAGGGAAGAACCATCCTACCATCTTATATAGGTCTAAAAGAATTACGCTGGATAAGCCCTAAGACCATTGAGACCTGGAATTTTAAAGATAAGGAATTTGTCGGCATTACCCAATATGCCTACGGGGATGTGGAGCATACCGGACCAATTCCCAAAGAAGTTTTATCTATCTTTACCATAAACAAAGAGGGACAAAACCATCAAGGCATTTCCCTCTTAAGACCTTGCTATGGATGTTATTTTAGAAAACAAACATATCAAAAGTTAAATGCCATCGGTATAGAGAAATTTGCCATTGGTATTCCCATTGGTACAATCCCATTAGGTGCAGAGAATTCAACATCAAGGGTTGCCCTGGAAAAAGCATTAAGTGATTTTTGTACTCACCAGTCAAATTATATTGTTAAGACAGAAGGCTTTGACGTTGATGTTAAATTTAATTCCTACGACCCACAAAAAATAGAAGTGGCAATAGATAATGAAGATAAAAGAATGGCAAAAGCATTTCTAGCTTCATTCCTAGAGTTAGGATTGACCACAGGAGGTTCACAGGCTTTATCATCAGACCTTTCAACATTCTTTAAGAACTCCTTGGAATATATTATAGACATTATTGAATCCGAATTTAATAAGACAATTATTCCGGAGTTGATTAAACTTAATTTCCCTGATGCCAAGAAATTTCCTAGTTTATATATTAGCGGAGTAACCGATGCAGGCGGTTTAGACTTCTCTCAAATAATAGCGAACTTATCAAATGCAAGAATAATTACTCCCGATAATGAGTTAGAAGAATATACTAGGAAGTTATATGCGATGCCTGAGATGAGTGAGGAGACTATTGAAAAGAGAAATAAACCTCCGGTAGTTCAAACGCCATTTATGGAAACCGCCCTTCAAGCGTTCCGTGAAAAGGTAAAAGCAGATGTTGAAAAAGATGCTGGCGATGTTAGACCTAGACCAAAGAAAGATAAAAAATTAGATGTAAATGATAAAATATCTCAATGCATCCTCCACCATATTAATAAAGGCTGGGAGAAGGACAGAGCAATTGCTGCTTGTAATAAATCTAAGGGCAACTTAGATGAAACAGTATGAAAAAATAATGGATTCCGGGGCAGAATTGCTCGTAGCAGTAATGTCTTATCACTTACCAATCATATCTGAGAATTTAACTAATCAAATAATGATGAGATGGGATTTCCTTTTGCCGGATGAAAAATATCTGGTCTCACAAGGAGTAGTGGCCTCTGATGTTCTAGTGGCGCAGTTTGAATCGGATATGTTAATGGCATATGCTGAAATAACTGATTCATCAAACCGGGATGCGATTTCAGAGATTGGTAATAAAACTATAAAGTTTGCAGACCAAATAGAATTTGACCCAATGACTTTGGCAAATCTTCCAGAGGACCAACGGAAAAGGATAATTCATCAATCGCAAATGTTCTCAGAGGCGACTGTTTTGGATTTACAGGGCGCAACTTATGTCGCAGTTGAGAATAACTATCTGCTGACTAAGGAGGAGTTGAAGCAGGCAATAGACTTATCCCAAAGTGACTATATCGATGTAGTGGAAAAAGGTGCAGCCGCTTTTACCCAAAGTACAAATTTAGTGAATGATTCTCGCTTAGATGTTTTTGAGAAAGAAGGGATTCAGGTTTATGAATTTTTTAACCCAAATGATGAAAGAACAACCTCGCTTTGTTTCGCCCTAAACGGGACAATTTTTCGGGCAGATGACCCCTATTTTGAGACATACCATGCCCCTCTCCATTGGAATTGCCGTTCTACCTACCTCCCTTTAGGGGAAAGGCCCGCAGACTTTGAAATAGACGGCTTGCCCTCGCCTGGTTCCCTTCCTTATGAAGCAAGAAAAGTGCTGGAAGAAGGCTTTTAATCATATAAAAAATATATAGGTTTGTTGATAAACAATATATTTATATGTATAATTCTATTATGAATTATAAATGGGATTTAGAAAAATTAATGGCCATGGCATCTCAGTGTAAAACCAGAATGGAATTTCATAAAAGGTTTCCTGGCCCTTATAGCACTTGTTGGAAGAGAAAAATTTTAGATATTGTCTGCGCACATATGGAGCGGCAAGGTTCTAAACAATATAGATGGATATATGTAATAGAGTTTTCAAATAAATCTGTTTATGTAGGGTTAACTGGAAATATAAATGAGAGGAAGTCTTCACATTTAAGAAAATCATCTAATAAATTTGTCAGAGAAAATATTAATAACAATTTAGATTATAAGTGGATAAAAAAGACAGACCTCTTAAGTAAGGAAATGGCCGCTCAATCTGAAGAGTTAATTAAAAAAGAATATTCTGACTCAGGCTGGAAGATATTAAATATCCAAAAAACTGGCGGCCTAGGTGGGGCAGATTTAAAATGGAATAGGGAAAATCTATTGGCATTAGCTAAGGAATTTAGATATAAATTCGAACTACAAAAAAAACACCCCGGTGCATACCTTAAGATACATAGGCTAAGGATAACTAAGGAAGCTTTTTCCCATATGGATAAAAGGGCAAAATTATCAATCAAGTGGGATTTTGAAAGTATAAAAAAAGAAGCATTAAAATATAATACTAGGAAAGAATTTGAAAGTGGTTCTACCGGGGCATATCAAAGGGCAGGAAGAACCAAGGTTTTAGATTTGGTATGCGGCCACATGAAAAATCAAATAGGACTAAAGAACTCAATTAAAGTGTACCAATTCGATTTGAATATGAAGCTTATCAAGGTATGGGGTTCTTTTTCAGATGCCAGAAGAGCGGGTTTTTCAGGGGTACATGCTTCAATAAAAAGAAACTCAATGTGTAAAGGTTTTTACTGGCGATATTCTTTGTAAAATAAAATTGACTATGCCCATAATTAATTTAAACTTCTTAGTATGCCTTATGCTAATAATACTTTAAGAACGGCACCATCAATTCATAGTTTCTATGACCAAGATAATAATCAAATTCATTTAAATCCAGAGATACAGCTTTTAAGGATAGGAACTTTCAACGATTCATTTGGCGAAATAACTATTGATATAAATGATTTGGAATCAATGGTTAAAAACTTTGATGACAAAGTTAGAAGAGTTGATATTGCAATGGATATTGGCCATGATACTCAAGGTGAGGCAATAGCTTGGTTAAAAAGGCTATACATTGTAAATAATTCTGAATTATGGTCTTCAGTAGAATATACACCGAACGGGAAAAGGCTCATTGATGAGCGTAGTTTTCGGTATGTCTCGGCCGAATTCGCCTTCGAATATACTGACAATGAAACAGGGGCAACATTCGGTCCCACAATTTTTGGATGTGCGGCGACCAACCGGCCATTCGTGAAAGATATGCAAGTTTTAAAATACAAGGAGATAAATATGCCAGCACCTGTAAAAGATACTACCGATGTTACAAAAATTTTAACTGATATGGATGCAATGAAAGTCCAAATGACAGAAATGTCAACCAAACTAACTGAGCAAGAAACTAAATCTAAAAAACTATCCGATGATTTAGAGGTACAGATTAAAAAGAATATTGAACTGGTGGATAAGAATAAAGCTATTGAAAAGAAAAAAGAGTTTGATGAAAAACTCCATGCAGGACTTGTATGTGAGGCACAAAGAGAAGCCTATATGAAAGATGACATGGTGGCATTTATTTCCAATATTATGAAACCCAACTTGGAAGCTAAATCTACAAACTTCACAGATGATGGAAAAGAAAAAGTTGGCGATGTTCAAGATGAAGTAATTGCTTTGGCAAAAGAAAAAGTTAAAGCAGATACCAAGCTTACTTTATCAGAGGCGATAGTTCATGTATTGAAAGAGAAGCCTGCACTATCTAAGAAATATAACGAATTATTTAATTAAGGAGATACAATGGCAACTTTTACTAAACCAAATATTTATACATATTATTCAAACGCTGCAATCCCAGCAAATGTGTTTGTTAAACTAATTGACAATGACTCTATTGGAGTATGCGGAGCAGGTGAATTCCCTTTAGGCATTACCTATAGTGAATCTACTGCCATCGGACAATCTCAAGAAGTTGTTATCTCCGGTGGGGCCAAATTAAAAGTAGGGGCCGCTCTTCCGGTAATGAGTTTTGTCATTTCTGCCGCAGCAGGAGTAGGTGCTGTCGGTGTACAAGCTACAGCAGCGGCCATAGTAATGGAAGCCTCAACCGCAGCAAATGATATTATTGAAGTTAAATTATTATCTTAATAAGAAAGAAGGAATAAATTATATGGGTAAAACAAAAAAGAAACTTTCCACTAAGAAACCAACAAAGCCAGTTAAAAAAATGACTGAGGGAGGTACCAGATGAGCTTAATGAAAGCACAGGTAGATAAACTTCTATCGAATGTGTCCAATGCCTATCAGTCCACGGGGTTCATTAGTGAGTTAGTGTTACCCGTAATATCTCCTGCACAGTATTCTGGGATGCTAGGTTCTTATGGCAACAATCATTTGAAATTAGAAATGATGGTAGCTGGAGGTTTAGGGAAATATAAAAACGTAAACCCCATCACAACCAACATGACTCCATATAACATTGGCTCATATGGATTGGAAGGATTTGTTTCTTCCAGAGATAGGGCAAATTACGATGCTCCGTTTGAGGCAGAAAGGGATTTGACCGCAGGGTTAACTTCTCTTTTGGTTATCATGAAGGAAGTATCTCTATCCACTACCTTGAATGACCCGACCATAATTACTCAAGGAACTACCTTAGCAGGTGTGAACCAATGGAATGATTACACCAATTCAAATCCTATTGCAGATATCAATCTTGCCAAATCAACTATTAAGTTGCAGACAGGTGTTCTGCCTAATTTTATGATTATGGATTGGTCAGTTGCCAATACTTTAAAATATCATCCGAAGTTACTTGATAACTTAGGCTTTA